ACAGCACCCAATCGACAAGATCCTTTCAGGCGGATTTAAAGCTGGGCATGGCGAATCTCGTTCTGCAAAACGTATTGAAACTGCCAGCATCCTTTCTGCTATATCAATGGAAACCGTTCAAAATGAGATGCACGGAGGTCAGGCTATTCCAGCTTTTGACTTCTACCTCGCGCCCTATGTTCGTAAGACGTATCAGGAAGAAGTGAAAAAGTTGTCAAAACTATTCGGCAATCTGGATGAATTGATGGATGCGCAAATTGATGATTACATCAAGGCTGAGATTACACCCAGTATAGGCCAAGGTGAAGAAGGTGTGTCACCTACTTTTACGATGATGGATATGCTCGATTTGAAGCAATACGCTATCAACAATACCGTTGACCGAGTTCATCAAGCAATGGAAGCCTTCATACATAACATGAATACCATTCATTCTCGTGGTGGTAATCAGGTCGTGTTCAGCTCTATCAACTATGGCACAGACACATCTGCTGAAGGTCGTTGTGTGATTCGTGAGCTGCTTCTAACCACCGAGCGTGGTATTGGCAATGGTTCAACTGCCATATTCCCCATTCAAATCTGGAAAAAGAAGCGTGGTGTCAGCTATCTTCCAAGTGATCCCAACTACGACTTGTATCAACTGGCATGTCGAGTAACTGCCAAACGATTCTTCCCGAACTTCCTTAATCTGGATGCACCGTTTAATCAGCACGAAAAATGGGAGGCTTCAGATCCCGAAAGATACAAGTATGAGGTTGCGACAATGGGATGCCGTACTCGTGTATTTGAAAATCGACATGGAGAAAAAACTTCCGTGGGTCGTGGCAACCTCAGTTTTTCGACAATCAACTTGCCCGGACTCGCGCTTAGTGTCCGCAATATCCAAGATAAAGAGCAGCGCATAGAGGCTTTCTACAGTCGCCTCTACGATGCCATGAATATCACGGCTCAACAGTTGCTGGATCGCTTTGAATTTCAATGCACAGCTAAAGCCAAACAATTCCCCCTCCTTATGCAAGGCCTATGGGTTGGCTCTGAAAACCTCCAAGGCGAAGATGAGGTGCGAGAAGTTCTTAAACAGGGCACTCTTGGTATTGGCTTCATTGGGCTTGCAGAGTGTTTGGTTGCTCTGATTGGCAAACATCATGGGGAGTCAGAAGAAGCTCAGAAACTTGGGCTGGACATCATTCAATCTATGTTCTCTCGCGCTCAGGTATTTTCTATCAACTACAACATGAACTTCTCTGTTTTGGCAACTCCAGCAGAAGGGTTGTCAGGCAAGTTTACAAAGAAGGATCGTGCAAAATACGGTGTAATTTCAGGTGTAACAGATCGGGACTACTACACCAATTCAAACCATGTGCCGGTTTATTATAAATGCAGTGCAGCGCATAAGGCCAAGATTGAGGCCCCATACCATGAAAAGACTCGTGGTGGACACATCTTTTATGTTGAACTTGACGGAGATGCCACACACAACGTGCAAGCGGTAATGGATGTGGTTGATTTGATGGACAAGTATGACATCGGATATGGCTCGATCAACCACAATCGTAACCGTTGTCTTGATTGCGGTTATGAAAACGCTCAAAAGGATTTGAAAGAATGTCCTCACTGTGGCAGTCAACATATTGACAGACTTCAGCGTATCACCGGCTATCTTGTCGGAACCACAGACCGTTGGAACTCCGGCAAGCTCGCAGAACTTAAAGACAGGGTGACACATGAATAAATTGTATGTAGCGAAAGTTGTTAGCTCGACCTCAGTAGATGGGGTCGGGCTACGCAACTCTTTGTATGTTTCAGGCTGTCATCTTAGGTGTAAAGGTTGTCATAACTCTCAGTTTTGGCCATTAAAATCCGGTACAGAACGAACAGTTGAAGATGTGTTTAACGAATTAAATCAAGATGATTTCAACATTTCCATATTAGGTGGTGAGCCATTGATGCAGTACCCCGCCATATTGGAGTTATGCAAACTCATTAAGAAGAAAACCAAAAAGACAATTTGGCTTTGGACTGGTTACGAGTTGCCATATTTGGAAATTTTCTATGGAGAGTTGCTTGCTTATGTTGATGTAGTGATTGACGGCCCATTCTATGAGGAGTTGAAAGACGATGAACTCAAGTGGCGAGGTTCATCAAATCAGCAAATATGGGAAATACAACACGATAATTCAAATCGTGTAATTAACATTGAGAAAATACGGTTATAATTGATACATAGATAGTTGTAAATTTATTATTGTGGGTTGAAAAATTTTTCTTCAAAATATTTGCACAATTAAAAAAATAATGATTAACTTTGCTATCGAAAATGAAACTCGCTATGTAGATGTTAAAGAAACGCGGTGCTTTCTCAGTCCATAAAGATGGTGCCGATTTAGAAGAGTTCTTAGATTCTGTGGACAGTTTGCCTGATGGAGATTATGAATATCTCATCTATGACAAATTTAAGAATCGCTCTTTGCCTCAGTTGAAGTATCTCTTCGGGGTCGTTTTGAAGACCATTTCTGATGGACTGCCAAATCACCCTCCTGTAGATGCCCTTTACAGATGGTTTGAGCAAGTGTACGCACCGCTCCACAGCTGTATAATCGAAGGGGAGACATTTGAATATGTTGACCTAAAAAATGAAAATTCAGTTGAGATGGATTACGTTATCCAACGTATTATTCATCACGCCCACCAAGAGTGGGGCATCAAAATCCCAGACAGGGATGTATTGAAAGCTCCTGAAGCAAGAGAGCTTTATACAGATGCCTATGCCGAGGTGTGGAAGCGCATACTACCTTCATCATCAACTCAACATGAGCAATAATCACGAAGATGAGCTACAGCAGGTTGATTTATTTAGCCTGTTTGAACAATCCCAAGAAACACTGGATGATGCCAAGGAAAAAAGTGCAGCCGAATCAGGTTCACAAACTCAGTTCCTCCAGTTAAACCAAGACGGCACCTATCCCGTCCGTATTTTACCAATTGCGCCAGTTCTCGGCCCTGACGGTAATCCATTACCTCTACCGCGTAAAGGATATGAAATCCCATATCGCAGTTTCTTTCTCACCATTAAGGGGAAAGATAAGAAAGGCAAAGAAACGACCCGCAAGATCCCGGTATGTCATACAAAGTTAGTTTTCCCCAATCTTGAAAACGACCTTATTGACCTCTACGTCCGCATCGCTTGTGAGCAGAATAGCGCAGATGCACAACTCTGTAAAAAAATCAGGAGCAACAGCTTTGAAGGCGGCTTGAAATACAACTCTCAGCGTTGTATGTACGTCTTCAATATGGATGAACGCAGCAAAGGATTGCAAATCCTTCAGCTTTCATTTTCTCAATACAAAGATCTTGAAGATGCCAAACTTCGTCTTTGGGGTAAACTGACAAAGAAAGATCCCAAAGCTCCTTGCCCTATTTCCTCACCGCTCAACGCATTCCCTGTTGAAATCACTCGCAAGACAGAAAATAGGAAAACGAGCTATTCAGTCAATATCGACACCTTTAATGGCGTTGATGAATTGACAGTTGAAGAACTTCGTATGGTGTATGATGCGCCTCGTTTGCCTGAAGCTCTCTATGTATATCGTCGTTTCCATCTTGAAGCAACCATTGAATTCCTCAAGCAAACTGATGAACTGTTCGGCATCAAAGTGATGGCTTCAGAGGAAATCAAGGACTGCATCGACCAGATTAAGATGGCACTGCCCAGCGATGATCAATCTCATTTCTCGTTTGATAACAGCGGCAACAATGCCGATGATGACAACGAAGGAGCTATGACTCTTGAAAAGCTCTGGGCTATCTACGATGAAATTGAAGAAGCAGGTAAGGATGACCGTTCTGAGGAGGGCCAGAATCTCCGCACACAACTTCGTGAGTTCATTGAAGCTAACGACCTTGACATCCGTGTTGATCGCAAAAAATCAAATCTCGTAGTTCTCGAAGAAATTCAGGACATTATGGGAAATGACAGTGATGACGATGAGCCTGATGCTCCATCCAACGCTCCCGAAGACGAAGAGGACGACACAGATGCGCCCGACACTGAGCCGGAAGACGAAGAGGACTCCGAAGATGAGCCGATGTCTCCACGTCGCACACGCAACGATGACACCAGTGAGCCAGCTGCTCGTCCCGGTCGTCGTACATCACGACCCGCACGTCGTCGTTAAAATTACCACTCAACATATCTAACAATAATGCAGTGAGGCCACATCATGTACCAGTGGTGTGGCCTCATTTCACCCTCTTTACATTATGAAAAAACGTGATATTCACGCTTGCATGTTGTTAATCAATGACATACATTTAAGCAAAGATAACATTCCAGAATTTCATAAAAACTGGAATGAGGCTTTGCATATCTGCAAAGAACGAGGCATTGAAACCTTAGTGGTTGGTGGTGACTTGTGGCAATCCAGAGCGGGACAAACTCTGAATGTCTTGATGGCTGCAAGAGAAGCAATTCTTAAAGCAACATCCGAAGGAGTGTATGTAATTATCGAGAATGGCAATCACGATAAAGTTGATCAAGAGTCCATCCTAAGTTACAATCACATTTTCAGTCCTTACCCTGATGTTGAAGTAGTTGATGATTATGCCGGATATGATGTCTCAAACGACGTTATACTTTGGCTCATCAGTTATTTCCCTGAAAATGGCTCATTTGCTGATAAATTGAATGAGGTCATAGCCAACTTACCTAAAGATAAAACCAATATTCTATATTGTCACGAAGGTATCAATGGTGCGTTGACAACATCATCAGATAAAGAATTATCGCCTAAAGTATTCGAGGCATTTGATAAAGTGCTTGTTGGTCATTATCACGACCGATCTGTACTTGTTGGTGGTAAGATACAATATATTGGGTCTTCACGCCAACATAACTTTGGAGAGGATTCGGATAAGGGCTACACAATTCTATTTTCAGATGGTTCGACCGAGTTCGTAAAGAATAAGGCCAACATCCAGTTCTTGACAATTGAGATTGACGCTAACAATCTTGAACACGCCAAGCAACAGCTTTCGGAAATCAAAGATGAACAAACAAAAGTTCGCTTAAAGATTTCATGCACAACCGAACAGGCGGCTACTTTGGATAAAAACACTCTTATTGAATTAGGCGCAACTAAAGTAGAAGTCACAACGGAGAACGCCATGAGTTGTGCTAAGGTTCAAGATTTTGAGGCCAAATACGATAAGGACGGCTTAAAGCAAGAGTACACTCGTTACTGCATCCAAAAAGAGATTGAAAATATAGAAATGGGGTTGCAATACCTCGACAAAATCAATACCGTATGTGGCAATTAAAGAATATTCATGCTGAAAATATCTGCGCTTTTCGAGAGCTGGATTTTTCGCCGCTCCAAGGTTGCACTACATTGATTTTTGGCAACAATCTTGACAATGACGGACAGGGCTCAAATGGCTCAGGAAAGTCTGCACTAATAGAAACAATCGCTATTACTCTGACTGGCGAATCATTAAGGATAGTGAACGCTGATGAGATAATCAATGATGCGTGTGACGATGCTCGTATTGTCGCCGAGTTTTGTAACTATGCGACAAATGACAATCTGGTGATTGAACGTGTTTTCAGTCGTAATAGTCCACAAAGCATTACGATAACGTTAAACGATGAAGCTGTAGTCCAACCGACTATTTTGGAATACAACCGATACATTCTCAGTTTGTTCGGACTTTCAAAAAGCGATATATTTTCCAGTTACATTCTTTCTAAGCATAAGTACACATCGTTCTTAAATGCTTCAGATAGAGCTAAGAAAGAGCTTATTAATCGCTTCAGTAATGGCAATATGGTTGATGAATCAATTGCTGTATTGAAAACAGACATTGCTGATGCAAAAGAACGTCTGTTTGAAGCTGAGAAACGTGTTGCACATCACGAAGGTCGTGTTTCAACTGTAACTGAACAGATTGATGCTGCTCGTGCAGAAGAAACCGAAAACGTCCGGAAAAAAGATGAACTAATTCAAGCTCATCAAGAAGCCATAACTCGTTTGCGTAGTAAAATCCGTGAAAGCAAAGCTACTATAACAAAACAGAATACCTTTTTAGATTCTCTGGATGAAGCTGATGCCAAACTTCGAGAGTTGGAGGATGGCAACCTAACGGTCTCCGAATGTTACGCAGAAATAGTTAAACTCTTTCTTAGCGTGGGCTTGCCTGCAATTAAAAACTATGTAGAAAGTTCCAACAAATTGCACCGCCAGCTCGAAGAATTTGACAAGCAAGTAAATAATTCTCTGAGTCAGGTTGAGTCATACCGTAAGGAAGTTGCTCGTGCTTCAGATGAGTATGGACTGCTTGTTGAAAAGTATGAGGAAATCAGCCTTAAAAATTCAGCCAAAACAGAAAAGTTAAAGACTGAAATAGATGAAGCAACCAAATTGTTAAATCAATTGTCTGATGATAGCCGAAGCCTGCGTGTGTCAATTGCAGACTTAAACCTTCAAATGACTGCTGTTGAAACAATGATTGCCGGTTCTATTGAGTGCCCCAAATGTCACCATCGGTTTGTGTTGCAGTCTGATAAAACTATTGATGAGTTGCAAAAGGAGCTACTGTCCTTGGAGAAACGTGTTGATAAGGCACAAAAAGCCAGAGAAAAGGCTGATAGAGAAATCAATGAGACTAATTCAACGATTAAAACCAATCGTCGTAGCATCACAGATTTGGACGCTGAAATTGATAACATATCTGACAATGTTCGCAATGCCAGACTCAAAATCAACAATCTCCAAACTACACTCGACACCATTCAGAAAGCCTTAAATTCTGAACGTGCGACAGTGGAAAGATTGCAACATCAAATTGCACAACTACGTCAAAGCATGTTTGATGAGGCTTTTGACAAGTTAGATGTCGCAACACGTCAGGCAGAAGGAGATATTGAGACTGCAAATCTTACAATCTCAAACTGTGAAGGCAATATTGCGACTTATCAAGAGTCTATCGCCCAGTTGAACGACTCGGCTTCAGTCAATACGATTGAAAGTTTAGAAAATCGCAAAACTGAGTATGAGAAAGATTTAAATATCGCGATCTCGGAGAAAGACGATAGAGCTACGGAGGTGGCGGCATTAGAGCAACAAGAAGCTCGTTTCATTGACTTTAAGACTCACTTGGCTAATGCTAAGATTGAGGCTCTCGGTCAAATTACCAACGAGTTTTTGGAAGCAATTGGAAGCGATATTCGCATTTCTTTCTCAGGTTACACTATTCTTAGAAGTGGAAAGATCCGTGATAAAATCTCCATTTCGCTCTTACGCGATGGAATTGACTGCGGTTCATTTGCAAAATTCTCCGCAGGGGAACAGTGCAGGGTTAATCTTGCCAGCATTCTTGCGCTACATAAACTGACGAATGTAAACTGTAATGATGAAAAAGGTCTTGACCTCCTTATTCTCGATGAAATACTGGATGCCACAGACGAAGCTGGTCTTGCCAGTATGTTTGATGCCCTTAATTCATTGCAGATTACTTCGATGGTCGTAAGTCATGGTCAGATAGCCGAGGCTTATCCATATCGACTGACAGTTACAAAACAAAATGGTATTTCAACAATTAATGGAAACGAAGCATGAAAGAACCACCAAATTGACAAGAGACCAAGTGCTTGGACTTGACATAGCCACTCATACCGGTTATCATTCAGTTCACGGCAGTGGCACTTGGGACTTTACCGAATCCATGCGACGAAATGGGGACAAACAACACAAAGCATTTCGTGATTGGTTGATTAACTACATCACCGAGCATGGTATCTGCCAGATTGTAGCTGAAGATGTTTCAGCCGGAACCTCAAAAGGAGGTTTCAAATCTTCAGTGAAGTTAGCAGAATTCAGAGGCATACTCTTGGAAGTCTGTGATACTTTTAACCTACCGGAGCCAATCTTCCTTAACCCAACAACAGTAAAAAAATGGGCTACCGGTAATGGCAGGGCTGATAAGAAGATGATGATTGACTTTTGTATTAGACGCTGGGGTATTGAACCCTGCGATGACAATGAAGCAGACGCAACTCACATCTTCATGTATTATGTAAGAAAGAACAATATAAACTAATTTACGGCTATGAGTAGAACGAGACGTATCAAAAGAGCGCAACTACGAGACGCTCAAAAGAACTTCAAGATCTTTGGCGATATTCTGATGGGATTCTATGAGTTCCTTGAGAAAACCCCAAAACCGACTGATGAAGAAGTAAGAAGCGAGTTTATTAAGCGTGAAGAACGCTGGAAAAAGTATTGTAAATCTCACCATTTGACTGAGGAAGCATCTCTAATGTTCAACAAAGAGGTGTCTATCTCATGGGAGAAGCGATACAAGAAGCAACCGGAGAACGAATTGACCACGAAATAAATCCGGAGGTTTCAGCTCGCAGAAATGCGTTATTTGATAAATATATTAGCCCATACAAGAATATGATTTATAAGCTGTGCATTAAGTACAGCGACAAATCAGAAGATGTCGAGGAAAACTACACAATAGTCCTCACCACTCTCTTTAGAGGCATCGAGACATACGACCCCAGCCGGGAAATCAAAACTTGGATTCATATAGTGACAAAACGTCAGGTATTTGAAATCAATCGGAAACGAGCCAAGGATGACAACCGGGATAGAGACCACGACGTACATGCAGTATGCGATAACATTCTGGATGATGACAGAATTAGCGCAAACTGTATGTGCCTCGAAAACTATCGGGAACTATACAACGATGATATACTTGCCGCACTGGATGCAATGAAGCCCATGTATAAGGACGCACTGTTACTCCAAATGGCCGGTTATTCACTCCAAGAGATTGCAGACATCGAATTCGAGAAAGGGAATCTCAGTTCTCGCAATATTGATACCGTAAAAAGTAGATTGTTTCTTGCACGTCAGTACATGAGGGATAAAATTACTCGCGATGGTAAACGAAAAACTGATTAAGCAGACAACTACCGTATTCACGGCAATCATAACAAAATTAGTGGACCCCACCTTCAAGTTTTCTAATGGTGGGGCCACCACTAAACTTCTCAGAACTTTCTTAGGCCGATTTGAAAAAGAATTCGGTGCAGTAACATCTGAGCGGTTGGTTGACTTTTGTGTCTGCGCAGCTTATACATTCAGAGATAGAACACCGGTGCCGGTTCAACAAGTATTCGGTCCCAAGACTATTCAAAGAATGAAAGAGCAAAAGCGTGGACATCTGTTCTATCAGAATCAATGGCTGGAAGCAGTCAGTTTGAGTCGCAATGCTCTTGTCGATTTGATTAAAGATCGCAAAGAACATCCGCAGGCTAAGTTCATATATGTTCAGTCTGAAGAGTTCACGAAAAGAAGACAACTAAACCAAAAAGTCGGATATTTTATTTGTCAAACTTCCACTTTGGGCTGGAGTCCATTGTCAGAGGCTTGTCAGAACTGTTCCTTTGTAGCAGACTGCCAAAAAGAAACAGAGCGTAAATATCCGGAAATTTTCAGATTACGCATCGAATATGGCAATGCAACAGGAAAGTAATTTATTGACAGATGAGTTCCTTATGGATCTCTACTACACATGCTTGAATAATGATTACATTCTGGCATTGGTAGTAGAGCATTTGGAATCTCGTCAATTGCCTGACAGAGAGTTCCAGACTCTCCATAAAGCAATCAAGGACTATTATAAAAAGACTAAGCGAGTACCATCGTTTAGTATCTTGAAACAGTCCATAGCAAAAAACAGAGCAGCCATAGAGTTACTGGAGGACATTGATTCTACAGCCAACCTCATGGACCCTGATGATGCCCTCGAACAATTGGAAGCATACATCAAGCAAGTCAAGTTTCAACAAGCATACAAGGAAGTTGGTGAACTATACAACAAAGCCGGTTACGAAGAAGCCGCGAAACGTTTGGCTGCATATTCCGAATGGGCCAATGAATTCAGTTTGGTATCTACAGAATTTGTAGATGTCATAGGCTCCTTCAGCACACGGTTTAAGGCTAACCGACAAAAACATAATAGTGCCAGTAAGCGCACTCCAATCACCAGATTTTATATTGATGAATTGGACACGCGCAACAATGGCCGCAATCTCCGTGGACAGCTAAGTTGTTTTCTCGCGCCTTCAGGTGTGGGCAAGAGTCATATTGCCAGATGGATAGGAAAAAATGCCTGTCAGATTGATGGCCTAAATGTCTTGCATATTCAGCTTGAAGGCAGTGAGTCCGAAGTTGTTGACGCATACGCAGCTTCTCTTGTGTCCTGTAATTCATTCAAATATGAGACTGGAACACTGCGAGATAGCGAAGTGGCTAAAATGGAAGAAATGCTCCAAGGTATTTCTGGCAAACTGCACGTTAAATCTTATCCGAAATTCAACTCCAATGTTTCAACTATCGACATTAACAATGCTATCCAAGATTACAAGAAGCGTTATAATTGCTCTCCAGATGTCGTGATTATTGATTCAATGGATTTGCTTACAGACTCTTCCGGTCAGCATTATACGGAAAAAGGGGAACGATTGAAGCGAATTCGTGTCGCCAATGACCTAAAAGATTTGGCTTCTGATGAAAATGTATGGATGGTCGTTACATATCAATCCACTATTGAAAATCAAGAATGGCTGAATGATGAAAAGAATGTTCTAACCGCATACAATACATCTGAGGCCAAAGGTCTTTGTCGTCCACTCACGCATCTGATCACACTCAACCAGTCTTCGCGTGAAGAAAAAGAAAATACAATGCGCATACATGTTGCCAAGAGCCGCTTCTTTAAGAAAGGAGAGCCGTTCAAGATTGCGACAGATTATGAGCATGAGACATTCTACGACCGTCAACGCTCTATGAATATCAATAAAGCCGCATAGTTATGTATCTGAGCCGAGAAGAACGAGAATATATCATTCGTGAAATTTCATTGGAACTTCACGCCAAATTAGATGGTAGCCGAAAAAATCTTTTGGTGCCGGTTTGTCCTGTCTGTGGGAAAGGCGGCTCTAAGTTTGGTATATATATTGGGCCTGAAACTGAAAACAAGAAACCATTTATGGCTCACTGTTTCAAGTGTGGTGCCACAACCAGAAGTCTCGACCAGCTCTTAGACTTGATCAATCGTTCAGACCTTAAAGTCGAAGATAAGGCATCTTTTGCTCCTCTCGAAATACCGACATTCTATCAAATTAATGAAGCAGAAATAGATGACGAACTAACAGTAGTAGAAATGCCAGACGGGTGGAAAAGGTGCTATCGAAATAAGTATCTGAAAGATCGAGGTTTTGAAGCTGATGATTACGAATATTTCCCAGTTGGCACTACTCGTGGACTTAATTTCAAATTTGACGATTATGTTGTATTTCCAATTATCGACAATGGCGATACAGTGGGGTATGTGTCAAGACATACTTGGAGCAAAGATGAAATAGATTCATATAATGAGAAAGCACGTTGGGCTGGGAAGTATGAGAAGCGTCGATACAACAATAGCATAGATAATGATTTTGTCAAGTTGCTTTACAACTACGATTCTGTCATTGAAGATGAAACTGATACTGTCATTCTCTGTGAAGGCATATTTGATGTGATTGCCCTGACCAGAAAACTCGACCTATATGATAATCCACGAATAGTTGCTGTAGCGACATTCGGTAAAAAAATATCTCAGGCCCAGATTTATAAGCTCCAATGCAAAGGTGTTCGCACAATTGTGATAGGATATGATTCGGATGCAAGAGAGTCAATTCTTAAAGCTGCCGACAATCTGAATGAGTATTTCGATGTCTATGTTGCCAATCTTCAGGGTAATGGTAAAGACTGGGATGAAATGAATTTCTGGGAGATATTCGACACATTTTCATTAGGTCTGATGACTCCACGAGAATATAAACTAAAAACCGTACAATTATGAATGAGCTTATCGAATGGCTGAACAGAAACAAGATTCAGCACAACATAATAGATGAAGAAGTCATCGAAATCCCCGGTATGGGCAAGCTGCTTTTTGAAGATACAGATAAAGTCAATTCAATCTTTAGGGGTAATGCTGATGGCGAAATGGTGTTCAACAGTATCGAGGATTCGCATGTCTTGATGGATGAAGGTATCAACTACATAGTCTTCAAGTTTGGCGACAACTGGTACTATACTGACCTTAGAAAAGATTTCACACTTAACATATTGAAATATGTAGGTGAGCGCAAACCCAATGAGAGCAGTGTTGAATTCGTGAACCTTGGTGTCCATACGCCTTTTGAACTGCTCAATGGTAGCTTTATGCCAAAAGAATGGGTAAAAAAGGCAAAATATCTGGGACATGACGCTCTGGGTGTCTGTGACAAAAACACAATGGCATCACTATTTGCTTTTCAGAAAGAATGTGATGCAGCCGGAATCACCCCGATATTTGGTTACACTCTCGCTTTTACCGATGGTATTTCTCAGGTAGGCGGCAAAGTGTATGTGCAATCTCAAAAAGGATTGCGCAATCTGCTTCGCATACAGAAAGCCATTATGGTTGACAGTGATGACAAAACAATCTATGTCGAAGACCTATTGCAATATGGTGAAGGCAATGTGTTTGTATTTGACAAGTATTCACCGGAATGGCTGGAAAACAATATTGAATATGTTGAGAAATTCGACAAGGTATTCGATTATGTCTTCTATCAGTTAGACCTCTCTGAGTACAAGGCAGAGCGCATAGACATTCGTGTGCTGGAGGCTACTAAGCGTTATTTTGATTCAGTCGCTGAATATCACAAATACATTCAGCCTATCCTGATTTCAGATTGCTATTATCTTGATAAGGATGATGCCAAAAACAAAATCATTCTCAACAAGATAGCAGAGGGTGCAGCACATGAGCAGAGCGACGATCAATATTTCAAAGATGTCGATGATCACTATGCTATATTCAAACAGTTGTTTGATGAAGAAAAATACGATATTGACCTCTTGTTCAGCGAATGTTGCCGACGAACATTGGTAATCGCTGGTGGTGCCAAGGCTCGATTTGAAACTGCGCGAAATTTCATGCCAAAATATGATATGACTCCAGAGGAGAAGAAGAAATATGGCACGACTCACGAAATGTTCAATGAGTTGTTGGAAGAAGGACTACAACGACTCGTTCCGGTTGATAAGCAAGAACAGTATCGCAAACAGATGGAGTACGAAAAATACATCATCGAATCCACCAACAATGTCGATTACCTCCTTGTCCAGTATGATACTGTTAACTGGTGCAAACGAAACGGAATCCTCGTAGGATGTGGCCGTGGTTCGGCTGCTGGTTCTCTACTTCTTTATCTGTTGGGAATCACTCTTATTGACCCAATTAAATACGATCTCATTTTTGAGCGTTTCTTGCTTCCTGAACGAGCTGGACTTTACCCTGCTCAAACAACCATAATCGGTGAGGATATTGAATCTCTCAAATATGTGGAAGTGGACCTTGAATGTGGCCGCTCACTTAAAATAGATGTTGACGCTCAGTTAATCATCAAACGAGATGGTGCAGAAGAGCCAATCATCGTATATGCTGATGAGCTACAAGAGGGTGACGACATCCTTTTCGATAACAAAGACAAATTATTCACCATCAACGAAATATAAAATGAGCCAAATCACAATCACCGATGACATGAAGAAGGCAGTTGAATTGATCGAGCAGACCAATCAACACATCTTTATCACTGGTAAGGCTGGAACTGGTAAGACAACGTTTCTTCGCTACATCGTTAGCAACATCAAGAAACGATTTGTCATTTCAGCATCTACCGGCATCGCAGCCATCAATGCGGGAGGCGTAACGCTACACAGTCTGCTCAGAATACCTTTAGGGGTATTGCCGCCTAATGCCGCTATCAAAGGGATGCTTCCCAAGGATAAGTTCATACTTCTCAACTCAATTGATGCACTCATTATTGACGAAATCAGTATGGTGCGTCCCGATGTGCTTGATTATGTAGACAAGCGTTTACGTCAGGTGCGTGGTTCAGAGGAGCCATTCGGAGGTATTCAAATCATCATGTTTGGAGACCTATACCAGTTGCCCCCAGTCGTTAAGAATGAAGAAGCCAATATATTAGAAGCCTTTTATGATGGCTACTACTTCTTCAACGCTCAAGTGTTCAAGGAAGTGGGCTTCAATGTGGTAGAACTCAACCACATATTCCGTCAGTCAGACCCCCGCTTCATTGAAATTTTGAACAATATCCGGTCATACAAGATTACTGAGGATGACATAGAAGATCTTGGTGCGCTGCGTGACAAGTATATGAGCGAAAAGTATGATATAACAGCTATCCATATCTGTACCCATCGTAAAGATGTAGAACGCATCAACAAGTCTATGTTGAATGAGCCGACACACACCTTTGAAGCTCAGATTGAAAAAGAGTTCAATATCGGTCATGCACCTTGTGATAAAGAATTGGAGCTTCGTATCGGAGCCAGAGTAATGACCTTGGTCAACAATAAAACTCAAGGTTTCTACAATGGTTCGCTGGGAGTTGTGCAAGACATCGCAGACGATAAAATCCTTGTTGCCCTTGATAATGGTTGCACAGCTGTAATTGAGCGATATACTTGGGAAGCCTGCGACTATGTGACTGAGAATGGCAAGATCGTAAAAAAAGTCAAAGGAAGCTGCACTCAGTTTCTGCTTACACTGGCTTGGGCCATCACAATCCATAAGAGTCAAGGATTGACTTTTGACCAGATAGTAATTCATACCAAGGGTGTTTTCTGTCCCGGCCAAATCTATGTGGCACTGAGTCGCTGTACGTCAATGGAAGGCGTTATTTCCGACTCGTTCATCAGTCAGCGTCATATAATGCCAGATGAAGACTTGATGGCCTTTGAGAACGCATACAAGCAGACCAACAACTATTTTGGTAAAGAAACTCAGAAATTGATTAAGCAATGAAAGTTCTGAAAGTTACACAACATACGCTCACCACCCCTGAAATGGTAGCCGACTGTTTTGTTGACAGCGGTTATCTTCAGGGCCCCGGTGGCTCACTTCCTGATGTGGACAACGACTTCCAGTCTGATCGTCGTCAGGAGGTTAAGGAATACATTGAGCAGAGATACAATTTGAATGGCAAGCAACGAGTTTTCTCGGCTGGCACACTTACTACGTTGAAAGTTAAAGCAGTTATCAAAGATGTGGCTCGTACTATGCGTATCAGCCCATCTCTTGTGAATTATCTGACCGCAATTTTCGACGATGATAAGTGCGACTATACGGGCATATTCAAACTTGCAGCAGTTAATCGTAAAATTGCCAAGTTCATACATGAATACCCTCAGCTGTTTGAGGATATACGCACACTTATGTTTCAGCCTCGTTCCAGCTCAATTCACGCATCAGCATTGCTGGTGACTCCCGATCAGCTGGACGGCGAAGATATGGAGTGTTTTGACTATACGCCCATCAAGAAAGTGGATGGTATGCTTGTATCAGAGTTCGACGGCTATCAGCTTGACGAATGTGGCCTTCTGAAAAATGACTGTCTTGCGACTAAGGAGTTGTCAAAACTTCAGCAAACAATGAATCTTTGCAATCAGGAGTATGGCACGAATCTGTCTCTCGAAATGCTGGCGACCAGTAACTGTGATGAACCTCGTGCCTATGAGTTGCTGAGTGCTGGATATACTCAAAATGTATTCCAGCTTGCCTCGCGTGGTATGACAAAATTTATCAAAGAAATGCAACCCTCTTGTATAAATGACATCATTGCAGCCAACGCTCTGTTCCGTCCAGCAACACTGGAAAATGGCTCTACAACCGACTATGTGGATTGTAAGCGTGGCGATAGAGCACCAGTGTATCTTTGGGGCACTTATAACGCACTGAAAGATACCTATGGTCTTATCACATATCAAGAACAGGTTGTATTCATCGCTCGTGAAGTTGGTGGATTCAGCCTTGGCGATGGTGTGAAACTGGTGAAATTTATCTCTAAAAAGAAGATGGATAAAATTCAGGCTATGAAAGAAAAATTCATGGCTGGAGCTAAGAAAAATGGATGCCCCATTGAAGATGCGGAAGCAATATGGCATCAGATTGAAGCGTGTGGCAGTTACCTCTTTAATAAGAGCCACGCTACAGCCTATGCCGTAACTTCATATTGTGGTGCGTATCTGAAAGCAAAATACCCCACAGCTTTCTATACTGTGGCTCTCCAATGGGCTGATGATGATGAATTGGTGCCCCTAATGAGTGAAATGGAATCTTGCAGTAACGCCAAGGTGGTGGCTCCTGACATCAATCACAGTCAGGCCTCTTTCTACACAGACTTCCAGACGGATGAAATATTCTGGTCTCTCACAAGTATCAAGATGCTTGGAGTGAAAGCGGTTGATTGGATTATCAATGAACGGGATAAGAATGGCGAATTCACCAGCATCACAAATTTCATTGACCGTATTTTTAAGTATAAACTCAAAAAGTACGAATATTGGGATGATCCGGATAATGAAGAAGAAGCTCAACGTTGTCCTGTCAATGCTCGTCATGTCCGTAATCTTATCTTGGCAGGCTGTTTTGATAAAGTAGAAAGAGCTCAGTCAGTCATTGAACGCTACGCAATCCTTCAGAAAGCCGCAGAGCAGTTGGGCTTTGCTATTGATGAAAAAGACTTCCCTTCTGAGTTCATCGGCAAGCACTATTTTTGGAGTCAGCAACAAATTAAAGTGTCTGGAATTGGTGCAATAGATTACCGTCGAATCTATGACAATTCTACTGTAAAGCCTGAAATCAAGGGCCGTTGCTCATATCTCAGCCTCAAAGAAGTGTTTGATGACGAGAATGACGGTCGCAAAGTAGCAATAGCAGCCACTGTTGCTGAGTACGAGGAGAAGAAATTGACGAGCAAGAAGACTGGACAGACAGAGCCCTATTGCAAACTCGTTCTCCAACAGAATAATGACCTCTGCGAATGTGTTGTTTGGCCCGAAGAATTTGCCAAATTCCGTGGTCTGTTGATGAACGCCAAAAACAAATTGATCATCTTTTCTGGTGTTGTAAAATATAGCGACTATACTGGAAAGAATAATATCTGGTTATCACGCAGTTCTAAAATGGAAATAATATGAAACCTATAATCATCGCACTTGTCGGCCCATCTGGGAGCGGAAAGACTACACTGTCTCTCTATCTTCAAGAAAACTGTGGAATACCGGCAATATGCTCTTATACAACACGACCAATGCGACAAGGCGAATTCAACGGTCGAGACCATTGGTTTGTCGGACACGATCATCCAATTCCAGAAAAGCCGTTGGCATACACATTCTTTGGAGGGAATCATTATTGGACTGAAACGTCACAAATTGATGGCCTTAAAAGATGTACTTATGTCATAGACGAAAAAGGGCTTATCGAATTGAAAGAACGCTGGAGCGATAAGTATGAAATCTTGTCAGTCCACATTGATCGGCCTGTTCGTGATAACATTGCCCCTGAGCGTATTCTACGAGACTATGAACGTGTCAATATAGAGCATTATGATATAGTCCTTGATAACGACTCTGACCTCGAATCTTTCTTAAAAACAGCAGTAACCACCATAGCAACATTCATAGCATAATGGCAACACCTAAAGAATCAAATCCGTACATTGTCGGGCTGGTGCTCGACTTTGAAACCGGTGGAATACCGAACAAGACAAAGAAGCTCACAGCTGCTAATATCGGTATCACCCAGATAGCAATTCACGCTGTCCGCTTGGACACATTTGAGAAACTTGGCTCATATGTCAAATACATCTATCCGTATGACCAAAAAGAAATCAAGGCTCTTGCACCAAAGCGCAAAGTCCTTAAAAGCAAATATGAATCACCGGCAACTGAGCAAATGGTGTATGAGGATGCAGCCTTGAATTATACGGCAATTACAATGGATATGTTGTTAGGAATGGGGGTGGACATCAATGAAGTCGCTCAGGATGTGCTGAAGTTTATCAGAGACGTCACTTATCCAAAAACGCCTAAGAACATAATGCCTTTGGTCATCGGTCAGAACATAACCTTTGATGAAGCATTCTTAATCCAGATGTTTGAGTACACCGGATTGCTGTCTGAATTGATTAAAGTTGTCCGTGGCTGGGTTGATTTCTATGGCAACTGGCACCCTCAGATGATTGATACAATTCATCTTGGTCAACTTGCTCTATGTAGCAATCCAAACGTAAACTTCTATAAACTGGAAATCATGTGCGAGCATCTTGGTGTAGAGCTTGATGATGCTCACGATGCGGATGCCGACGTAGCCGCCACCACCAACGTAGCCGCTGTTCTTGCTCAACGAATGAGAAGTGTCGGTGGCATTATCGAAGGTGGCGAGATTCAGATGAACAAAGCTGAAAAATCACGCAAACATTTTAAGATATGACGACAGATACCCCTAATCCTCAAGAAGATGTGGTATTGCCTCCAGTCAAGGAGGCTACCACAACATTCAAGGTCATTACAGACCGTGTGGTTCTCAAAATAGTGAATGAGAAACACCCTGAAATTACTCTGGCTGAGATTTCAGGGTATGATCTGAATATTGCTTTCAATATGGAGTATATCAATTCTCTTGAAGATGTTACAGCTGTGCAAGAAGGTTTTGCAACACTAATGGGAAATACAGTTATGGATATACTTCTTGCACACAAACATCAGTCAGAATAGCAGACTATTCCTAATAAACAAAGCCTCGGTAGCAGTTATCGAGGCTTTCAATTAGGAATTTCAATGGAAAATAAGCAATTAACTGACCAAGAGGTGTTATTTTGTGAGCTGTTTATGAACGGCGCAGCACCTTATGCTGGTAATGCTGTCAAATGTTATTCCGAAGTATTTAAAGAAGATGGCCCAAGAACACGTCATAAAGCCAAGTTGCTCCTAAATCGAGAAGACATAAAGGCTTATCTCACCCAATTAGACGAGATGAGTGCTGAAGAAGCTGGCAATATGAAACGCTATCTCACTCAGAATCTGATGAAGATACTTGAAGAAACTTCGACAGCTCAATTTCGTGATAGGCGAGGCACATTGTTGTCCACAGCTCCACTGAGAAGTGTGGCTGTCAGTGCGGCAAAAGCACTGATGGATATGTATGCCGTCAAGGAGGCACAGACAGTTAATCTGGAAGGTGGAAATGCCGAAGGTGGTGGCATTACTTTCAATGTTATTGTGCCCGAATCTAAATCTGAGATTAATCCCAAATCAGAATAATGTTAGAAATTATTGTAACCGGCATTGTCAGCTTGATAACTGGTGCTGGTGGTATGCTATTTTTCTATCCCCAGACTCGAAAAGCAAAAATCTTGGAAAATGAAGCCAAGCAATCGGAGGAATGGAAGAAACTTTACGAAGAAGAACGCCATTTACGAGATGAGGACCGAAAAGTCTGGGAGGAGGAACGAGCACGGTATGAAACTAAAATTGACACACTGTATGACCAAATCAGCCATCAGCGTGATTGTAAGGCAGAGCTATCCAAAACAAATGCAACTCTTCAAGTAGAAAATACTCGTCTGTGTATGTTGAAGTGCGAAGTTCCGGCCTGTCCTAATCGAAAACCACCAACAGGATATTAATAACTATGGAACAAATCATTACAATTGTGGCTTCAGAAGAATTATCAGAATTAAAACTTTCTGAACTCGTTGGTCGCAAAGGAATTGTGAAAGAACTGTGCTATCATCAATTTGGTAGCAGACCGAGGGGTGCTTGGATAGAATTGATCGGAGAACCCTATCTTGACGAACAGGAATGGTATATTCCAGATAACTCAATAATGCACGATGACAACATTAAAGCAAGGCAGTAGAGGTTATGAAGTCAAACAACTTCAAAAGAAGCTGAATCTATTAGATGACGGAATTTTCGGACCGCTTACTGAAGAAGCTGTACGAGCATTTCAGAAATCTAAAGGGCTTACCGCAGACGGCATTGTCGGTCCAAAGACATGGGCTGCATTAGGTGTGGTTTCTGCGTCAAATCCTCGAAATATCAAAGAAATTATTGTCCACTGTTCGGCAACTCCAGAAGGAGAAGATTTTACCGTTGAACAGATAAGGAAGATGCACTTAGCGCGAGGCTTTTCAGATATTGGCTATCACTACGTCATCTATCGCGATGGTTCCATTCATAAAGGGCGAGATGAAGCTAAAAGTGGAGCACATTGCACTGGACACAACACCATCTCAATTGGTGTATGCTATATAGGTGGCTGTCCGCCTCGTTCTACTCCCAATTGGATGAATAAAGGGAAGGACACTCGCACTGAAGTTCAGAAAACGGCTCTGCTTAAAATTTTGAAAGAACTGAAGGCTAAATATCCAAAAGCAACAATCCACAGTCACAGAGATTTTGCTAACAAAGCATGTCCTTCGTTTGATGCGACAAAAGAATATAAAAATCTATGACAATGAAAAACGCACCATTAATTATCGGAATTGTTTTGGCCCTATGGTTAGGTTTTAGCGTAGGGCAATGCACTGGCTCACGTTCTTCGCCCATTGAAGAAGATATTTCAGTGTATTGTGATACAATAGTGGACACCATTACCTATCGCCAACCGATTCCTGTGGATAGTGTCGTTTTACGCTACGTCACTGTCAAATTACCACAAGTTGATACTATCTTGACAAAAGGTGAGGATATTATCAAAGTAGATAGTGTGTATGTCGAGGTTCCTATTCAGCAAAAAGAATATCAAGACAGTGCATATCACGCATGGATAAGTGGTTTTAATGTTAATTTGGACAGTATAAATATCTTTCCAAAAACGATTACGGTAACGCACCGTATCAGAGAGCCGCCCAAACGTTGGGGATTAGGTATTCAATTAGGCGCAGGATATTATGGCGATAATCGAAAATTCGGTCCATATATAGGAGTGGGTGTTAGTTATAATATTCTGACATGGTAAAAAATTTAAGCGAAGCTCAAACTACTCTATTTGAGCTTCGCTATTTTTAATAAACAACAAACAAAAACGATATGGAACTACACATAAAAGACCGTATGTATTTTCCTCAACTGCTTCCACAGCAGAACACCTTTATGGAGTATGCTATGAAGCGTCAGATTCTGAAGAAAGTTGGCTTGACCAAGGAAGATCAAGAAGCCTTCAGTATCGTAGAGGACAAAGAAAAGAATGAGATTCGCTGGAATATCGAAAAAGATATGGCACAGCCATTAACAGTTGACTTCACCAAGGACGAACTTGAGTATATCAAGAAAGGCTGTGAAGCACTGTCTGAGCATCCATGCCCAGATGATTTCTGGGGACTTGTTGAACGAATCTACAATACCGAACCGCAAAAGTGATTCATGCTCAATAATAATGTTGGCTCCCTTCCCAGATAATTTCCGGGAAGGGAGTTTTTAATATGCAGCAAGAGCATGAAGATAATTGGCGTAATGAGCCTCAATCATTTCAACGGATGTTCCAGCAGTCTTCGCTATCATCGCCAGTGGCATTTTATTCTCAGTCACAGCTTGCGTGATAGCAGTTCTGCGAAAGGCGTAAAGCGTTAACTGGAATGGAACTCCCAGATATTTCCCAACTTTATGTAGGAATCTGTTGATTTGGCCGCAGATATGATTCCCTTTGTAGTAGTGATAGTGGAATTGCTGAGGATCGTTCAGATTCCATTTAGTTTGATTGAGTGCAAAGGGGAATATATAACCACCTTTAGACTTTCCTTGATACTTCATCACAATCTCAACAGCTTTTGGAGACAGATATTGTATAACCAAGGCTTTAGAGGTATGCTTGCTTGATGCTCCATAGTTCTTCTTTTTGGCTGGAATATAGGTGCAAGTGAATCGCTTTGTGTTTGCATCATAAGCGATATTGTCCCAGTGGAGCCTCAGTATATCTATGGGGCGAGATTTCATTTCATACAGGAGCATACAGAAATCCCGATAGAGTTCCTTGTAGTATTCCATTTGTGGGCCACGAGCCATTTTGATTTCGCTGAGGTCCATTTGAACAAACTGCTCATATTGCTCAGGTGTCAGACTTTGGACAGCTCCTCCATTAGAAAGAAAATCCTTGGCTTTATCGGTCACTTTATGGATTGGAGCATAATCCATATATGGAAAGTCAGGGCGGTAGGTTATCAGACGCGCTTTTCGAGCCCTACTGATAGCGGCAGCGAATATTTTCATCGTGCCGATAAAGTTAGTGCCTTTACCATTTTTACCCTTCTGTTTGTTCAGCCACTTGATAAGTTGCACAAAACTATCGTCTCCAAGGGCTGTCAGAGGCTGTTTTATGAGCTTTCCTTCAGCTTCCAGCTTATGCAGAAGTGTTAAATAACCTTGATAACTTGCGGAGGGCTTCAGCCGTTTTGGGTTCTTTATCTCCTCAATGATCTGCTCCAGCCATTTGCCCAAAGTCATATTGTCACCGGGCATAGCATTGCTTGTCACACTGGGTGGGGTGACTGTTTTCTTTGGAGGTTTGGATAATTGAGGCTTAGGCTTTGACTCTTGAGCGGCAAGAAGCTCTGTTTCCTCTTGATATGCAAACAGTTCTCTGCCAGATTCAAAGTCGTACTTTTCCAGCAAGTCCTCGTAGTGTCTGAGGACATCACTCAGGATTTTGTTGTTAGCACTGTCGATAGGGCGGCGAGATACAAATCTTTGTGCCGACTTATCCCATGTCTTGAAGTCGGGGTTTCTGAGTTCATCAACGGCTCGATAGTGCCGGATAGAAGTTCCCTTGACGGTTGCGCACAGGCAGAACCGTCCATTTCTGTTAGTAAATTTTAACGAAATATTCGCCATTTGAATGAAGATTTACGGGCGAACAACTTTGAGATCACAGTATTTATTTGTGCTGTGCACAAAACTTCATTCATACTGCCGGACAGACCAGTTCGATACAAAGTAATCCATATAGTACGAAAACGTTGTAATCGTCTAATCTTCATTCAATTATAAAAATAAAAGTCGAGGGTTGATTCTCGACTTTTATCACAGGGCGGAGAGGACGAGAGCCTAACGCCTGACATTCAAGGGTTTCACACAATGCCAAGTCGGTGAAAATGTGATTGTTGCATGATTTTTTGATATTGGGCGATGTCATGGCGTGTCAATTCGGGCTTCAAAATTCGTGTACCTTATCGTGTACCATCACAATTTATCAAACTTTGTCATTGATTGTCTTTTCAATTCATCGACAATGGCGATGTAAGGCTTCATCGCTTCAAACTTTGAATGCCCCGTCCATCGCATAATAACTTCGGCGGCGATTCCAAGTTGCAAGGCGGTGACAACGAATGTGCGCCGGGCGACGTGTGTTGTTATCAACGCCCATTTCGGCAAGACTTCTTCATGCCGTTGGTTGCCGTTGAAATACACAATGCGCGTCGGGGTGTCGATGCCCGCAGCTTTCGCAATGTTTTTCAAATAAAGATTCATCCGCACGTTACATGGCACGGGCAAGGCAAGGTCGTGTTGAAATTTTACGTCCTTGTATTTGTCAAGTATTGCGCGGGAATGCTTGTTCAACTCGATTTTCAGCCCGTCAACCGTCTTTTGTGTCACCACGTCAATGTAAGTTTCTTTGACATCACACCGTTTCAGTTTGGCGACATCGGAGAATCGAAGCCCGGTGTAACAACAAAACAAGAACACGTCGCGGGTGTGTTCCAAGTGTCGGTCGGCATCCGTGAATGTCATTTCGGACATTGCCCGGACTTCTTCTTGTGTCAAATAGATTATTTCCTTTGCGTTGCCGTCCGTGCCTTTTAGTTTCGGGCGGAATGTTTCATGCACGTTGCCGGAATAATAACCGTGAACCGCCGCCCACCTGACAAACCAACGGACAAAAGCAAGGTTCTTGGCAATGGTCGTGTTCTTCAAGCCCTTTTTCATCATGTGGGCGACAAATTCTTGCATCTTTGCGTCGGTCAGGGTGTGAAAGGACAAAAGCGCGTCGAATGACTGCAACCGCTTCTTTAATGCCTTGAACTTTTGAAACGTCGCCGCCGTCCATTGATTTTCATTCCCGACGGTTGACGTGAATTTGTCATAAACTTGGAAGAACGACAATGAAACCGGGTCTTGGATTACTTCTTTAAGGGCGGTGTTACGTCCGACCAAATCGTTGAATAATTCCTTGACTTCGCCGGGGTCGGGAACACGCTTTTCAAGCAATTCATAACGCGCCATAACTTCACCGATTGCCGACCGCCATTCATCAATGATGCGGTTGATTGTCGTTGCATCAGGGTTGCCCGGCTTGACCCTTTGCGCGTTCACATCCCACGAATCAAGGTCAACCGATTTTCCAACCGGGAAATCAAGCGGTCTTTGCCCCCGGAGCGTCACACGCATTCGGATTGGGCAAACCGCTTTGCCGCGTTTGTGGGGCAAAAACTTGACCGACCAATTTATTTTCATTGTGCGTCCGTTTTAAGCATTTTCCCGCGACCAAGCAACAACCATTCAGGCGACACGCCAAAGTCCGTGCAGATGCCCGCCAATGCGTCCACGTCGATACATTTATAAGTCATTTCATCAATGGGCTTGTCGATTGACCCTTTCAAGGTTGCATATTTTACCCGGTTCAGGTTGTGAGCAGCGCAAAAACCTTTGATGCCGTCAATCTTGCCCAACTCGATTGCGAGATTCAGGGCTTGAAAGAATCGGCGTGTTATTTCAAGTGCTTGGGGGTTGACTGACTTTTTCATTTGAATTTTTGCTTTAATAGGAAGAAGCAAAACTTGTTTTGCCCAATTCTATTATATCGAAGATATATTTATTTTTTTTCTTTTATTTTCTTTTGCAGAAATTTGAATTGCAAATGTCCGTGGGTGCATTGCATTTGCATTCAAGGGTTGGTTTCCTGAACTTCTTGAAGCAGCTTTTCAAAATCCTTTGTGCGCCAAAACACGCCCAACCCCTGACCCTTTTTCCGAATCGCGGCACGTTGTGGGTTCATCCTGAACGTCAAGGTTGTTGATGAAGATTTCCAAACATACATATCGCGCACGGTGTCGGGTGTGCCGTACTGACTGACCAAGTAATTGAAGCATTCTTCTTTGTTGTCTTTGCTAACAAGGAATGAAACCCGGTCAATAATAAGGTCGGTCGCCCATACTGAAATAAAGTCAAGCGGGGTTTCTCCAATGTTCCGACCGTCCGGCGAAATGTCAAATTCATTGATTCGTGATTTGAGCGAATAAGGGTTGAAGTTTTGGACATCATCTTTGAAAACCATCCCACCAATCGCAACCGTGCCGATGCCCTTTGATGTTTCAAGCGCATCAATCGACCCTTGCGCAAATATAGGAACACACGCAAGGACAAGTGCAAGAATCACGCAAAATTTACGCATGGCGCATCTTGATTTCATAATCGGCAATCATCTTGTCGAATTGGTCTTTGTTGACCATGACCGTTTCTTCACCTTTGAGGGATGCCAATTCAAGGGCATCAAAGATTTGTTCAGGCATCACCGAATAATAAGACGGAACGCCATAAAATTTATTGACTTCAATTTCAATCATCATTGTTTCGGGGTTGATAGGTTTTCAATTATAGTGAGAAGCCGGGCTTGTTGGGCAATCAGGTTGTCAAGCGACTTTTGTTTTGCTTCAAGCAGACCGACAAGACGGGACGCATCCAACCCGGATGAATCCGGGGCGGTTTCTTCGATGGTTTCCTTTTCGACCGTCCTTTCAATAATCTTGTCGCCGTTGACGGCATCGCCGTTTTGAACGTGTTGACCACCGAACACAACATGGGGCTTTGTAAGAAGCGACCGCAATATTCCGTCTTTTGAGCGCGGAATCTTTCGCCCTGATTCCCAATTTTGGATGGTTTTCACGTCAACACCGATGAGTTGTGCCAACTGAACTTGGGTCAAGTCCAATTTCCGTCGTAATTCTTTTAATTCTAAATCGGTCATTATTAGTGATGTAACAATTTTTAACAATAATCAATGCGAAATATTCCGTGAAAACTATTGCAAAACACGGAATATTCCGTAATTTTGCAAGCGTAAACGGGAAACGATGCAAAGTTAAAGCGAAAATGAACGCTAACAAATAGCAAAGTTACGTCATTTTAGCGAAAAACCCGCAATCGAAGCCACAAAATTTCAAAACGACACCAAAAATTTCGCAACAATGAATGCAGATATTAAAGAAAAAATTGATAGTCTTGACCTAAGCTGGATATTCTCAACAAATTGACCCCCTATGGATTATTTAAATTGACCCCCATTG